AAACTTGTTTCACCTTTGCTCCTCATACTTCCCTGTCTTTGGGTTATAAAACAACGAGACGGGTTTCCTTCTAGCGCTCAGTATCCTGTTGCGCTCCGCTGGTGTAAGCCCACCCCAAACACCGAAACGGATGTCGTTATTCAAAGCATAATCAAGGCAACGCTGCTTTGCTGGGCAGTAGTTGCAGTACTGCTCGACGACATGATTCTTCTTTTTGCTTTGCCCCGCTTCGAAGAAGAACAGTTCTGGACTACTGCCGCGGCACAATGCTTCGGTGTGCCAAGAGTGGTCGGCGTCTTTGAGCGCCCAGATTTCATCCCATGCTGAGTTGTCCACGGCACACCATCAGACTTCGTAGTAGGGCAGAGCGCGCCACTGCGAAGGCGAGTGGTTGTCTGCGATTTCTGTTTGGTGTTGGCGGTCTTCTGTGATGCGAACAATCACGATGCACGGGTCGCCGCCGTCATAAAAGTCTGTTTCCTCGATGCTGGACACCGGCAGACCGTCGTGTGTTTCGCATACTGGTGGCCCACAAAAGGCGTTCTCTAGGCCGTATCTCAGCCACTCTTCAAATGTCATTGGTTTACTCCTTTATAAATTTCGTACTCAACCGGCAACGCGTATCTGTAACAGTTGTTTTTAGATAAGCCTGCTGGTGGTACGAATACCTTTCTTGCTTCGTCGTACCAACCGTACAACGATTTACGAATGTAAACAACTTTTTGTTGATCGTATGTTGTTTCGTTCGCCCAGAATGTCCCTGTTAGTTCTCTGCCTCCGTAGTATTCAAACGTTCCCGAGCCGTTTGCTGTGGTCCAGTTTCCGAATGCTCCACGGAATGTTGCGCCCTCTCCGTACTCTGCGCTGGCTCGACCCACATGGGCGGGGTTTTGTCCTGTTTCGCATTGGGCGACGTCGTTCATAAATCTTTGAGTGAAGATGACTTTGCCCTTGAACTCACGGTAAGGGTCTAACGCATCAGTGGCTGCCTGCATCTGTCCCAACACTCTGTCCCACTGGTCCGCGTATAACGCATCAGAGGACATTCTGAGGGCCGATGGCGGGGAAGCAAGAGGGGCCAGCGCTTCCGCTGACCCCCCTGCTAACCAAACAACAACAACACTTAGAAGAAAAGCCCGTCTCATTCTGTCTCCGTTTTCTGTTGGGGCCTATTTGGCCTTGCCTTGCTCGGTTCCAGTCCTTGACTGGCTCAGAAGGGTTCTTCTGTTCCCTTGAAGAATGTTTCCTGCATGACGTTAATCGCGCCTGAAACTGCTTCGGCTCCAACGGTAGCACAATCCCAACGCAACGACAACCCGCAGTTGTCGACGACGATCTGGACTTTCTCCGCTTTGGTTCCATCTTTCTTGTCATACTTGCGCTTCTCAAGGCGACCAATGACAATCACTTCGTTGCCCTTGTTCAAACTTCCGGCGATATGTTCTGCCAGTTTGTCGAACGCGGTGCAGTCATGCCACGTAGTTTCCTTTTCATCGCTTCCCTTGGTCTTGCGGTTTGTTGCAACAGAGAATGTGCATACTGCCATGCCGCTGTTTGTGAATCGCAACTCTGGTGCCTGACCAACTTTGCCAATAATTGTCATTTCATTCATGGTTTCTCCTTAGTTAAAGAATTACAAGTGCTGATGGAAACGGGGCCGGATTGGGTTGGTCGTCAAACTTTAACCTTCCCTTTATGAATCTGATCTCCTTTGCCTCCATGCAGTATTTATGCCACCACTTCGTATCGGTGCGTGATGGTATAAGAAAAACAGAACCCTTGCCAAGTTCTTTCTCTTCAAAACCCTTAGCAAGCCATTTCTCTATGACCCTACCGTATGGCGGATTTACAAAATTGCTTTGTCCCCATGGTACGGATAATCCATCAAAGGTCGGGTTCGACGGACATGGGTCAAAATCAAAATGAAACTCGGCATCAAGTTCCTTGTAGAAAGCCTTTGGGGTTTTCCAATTGTCCCTTGCAGCAGAAAAATGGACCGTTATTTCATTCATGATTTCTCCTTGTTTATTGCCGTTCCGTATCCGGCTTCTCGCAGCAGTGTTATTAATTGTCCAAGTTCCATGACTGCGTATGACTTGAGTGCGTCACCTTTGCCACGGCGCTTGACTACAAGTATGCCGTGATCGGCTAACGCATTGAAACGTTCTTGCTCTGTTTCGGTAAGCCACTCAGACAACTTGATCTCCTTATGATTCTTACATTCCCACACTAACGGGCCGGTGCCTGTGATGTCCCCCTTGTCGGCAGTGCCATGCAGGGCGCGGCGCTCGGCGTGCGGAAACCCATTTGCCTTCAACGCCTCAACCACCTGGGTCTCAAACGTTGTGCCCTTCTGCTTGTTCTTCGACATCGCTTAACCCAATCCTTTCCGCTTCCTCCATAATCAATGCTCGAAGAATGTGGGAGACGCTCTTGTCCCTGCCTTTAGCAATCTTCAAAACTGTTTCGAGTTGAGAGGATGTCAGGCGGAGTGCCACCATTTCGGTGGTGCGCTCAACGCCATTGGGGTCGACGGTTCTACGCGCTGGCATCTTCTACCACCTCCAGTTCCTCTGATATCGATACTGGTATGGCTTCCTGTACTTCCACTCCTGGTTCATCATCTTGCTTTGTAGTTTTGCGAGTTCCACTTTTGACCTTGGCCGGTGTAACCGGCTCTGCGTAGTCCTCCTCCCGAAGCATGACACTCTCTGGGCGCTGACGCTGGATGCGTTTGAACTCATCGCGCAAAGCAACCATGTCTTCTTCGCGTAAGTTATCTAACTCAACCTTGGCAAGGCCCGCAATAATGTACGGGTCGAATCCCTCTTTGGCGCACGCCTGCTTGAAGCGCGACACGTTCTCTTCCGATACGAAACCTGGCTTCTCTAATGCTGGTGTCTCAACAACGATGGACGCCGCTATCACGGGTGAGCCCTCTTCGTCGGTGTTATCTGCGCCAAGTTCTTCTGCTGTGTACGCAACACCAAACAATGCTTCTGGGAATGCGTCACGCGCAACCTCAGTGATCGCACGTGCTTTGAGCATTGCGTCTGGGTATTGCTTCCACACGGCTTTGTTGGTGAGGTTTGCAGAACGTGCGCGGTCCATGTCCCACACTGACTGGAACGTGTAATCGGGGTCATCTTTACGGATCACCTCTGCTGTTGCGGTCATTGTCTTGCGGTCAAACTTGACGCGAACAATGTGACCCGCACGACGACCCAGGCCAGCAATCAACTGTGCTGATGCTGATGGCTTTCCGTCGATCACGTGGATGGATTGGATTGCTGTCATGGGGTGAACACCAATTGCGTCGGCGTACTCCATAGCAAACAATAGGTTGGCTGGATTCTTTTGGTATGCGCGTGGCAATAGGTTCGCATTGGCAAGCGCGTTAGCCATAGCGAGTTTGTCGTTGGCTGTCGATTTGACTATTGCAGTCATGTCACTTTCCTTTCAGGATTCGTACTGTCCTGTACGAAGTTGTTGTCTTGTATTTGTTATACAGCGCCGGATGTTCTGATTCAAACTTCTTGCCATCGAAAGATGAACGCTGTGCTGTCTTCCATGAAATTGCTACTTCACCATTGAGAGTGCCAAACTCCGCCTCGCCAAGAAGTAAACAGATTTGAGCCTTGAGGTCATCCTCTTGTTTGGCTATTTCTTTCTGTTGTTCTCGGACGGCCGCAAGTTCTGCGACAATCTCTACTGCTGATGCCGGTAATTCCACGGACTTAGGTTTACCAATAGGGTGTAACAGAGAGGCGTGCTTGTATTCTGGCTGCGCAATCTCGGGCAACATGCCCATGTCAATCATGGCTAGGAACCGGCGGCAAGCCTCAAGATGTACCTGCTTTTCATCGCTGGTAATGATCTGCGTATGGCGGTGCAGTTCAAGGTCGGAGTCGAACACAATCCACTCCACCTGGTCTGCGTTTGTGCAGATTGCTTGCTGGACGCCTTGCCAATACCAAGTGATGGGCAGTTCGCCGGTCCAGCGACGGTTGGTTGTCTTGACTTCTACTGGGGTAACAGCGCCGCTTTCGATTACGCCGTCAAGTGTCGCAATCAGTCGGACTCCATCCTCTTCGTAGCAGTACATACAACCAGGAACAATGATGTCCAGTCCCTCTGTTTCCCTAGCCCATTCAAGCAGTAGTGGTTCAAGACGATTGCCTCGTTCCATTGCGGCTGTTGGCGCTGTGGGTGCTGGCGGTTGATCCGCAAGCAACTCGAACGCCAGGTCGGCGGCTGATGTGTACTTGTGCTGTCCATGAACTGCAGCGGCCACCGACGCAGAAATGCGCGCCTCGCCGTTTTCGTTCTTCCAACGTGTGTTAAGCCATTCTTGGCTGCCGTGTGCAGGTTTAAGAATGGTGTGTAATTTTCTCATGTTCCCTCCTTGTGGGTTGTATAACAGTATGTCGATTGATTTAGTTTAAGACAACCGTGTCACAAAGTTTTTTTGTGTTGGTCCCAAGATGCTGAATGCGGCGGACCATGGATGTTGGGATGTGCGCAACATTAGACACGGTATTGAGCGGCTCCTCGTTGTCAATGATGAAGCCAGAGATCAGCGTGACGTACCCCTCAAGGGCGTTGGGCCAAATGAATCCAACAGAAACACATAGGCATTCCTGTGCTTCGTACTCTTCGACTTCTGTCCAGCCGGTATCTCCATCGAAAGCATCAACCCACGTGACGCTAACAAGGTCCCATTCAGTTGTCGTCGTTTGTATGGTCGTCATAGGGGTTCCTATCTGGTTCACCTGATGAACTACAAATGGCGCACTTCAAACCCTGTGATGCGGGCCATGAAGTGTCACAAATCGGACAAATCAGCCACGTTGTCGGCATAAAGAACACCCCTATAGAACATGGAGCCGTTATGTATCGGGACCAACTCTAGGTGGAAGGGGGCGTCCCCGTCCATGTATGTGACCACGGCTACCCCTTGTTGCCAGTTTTCCGTTACGGGTAAAGGTCTTCCGTCCAGGTCGATGCCGCCCTTGGTGGACGGTACGGCCCCGTCGGTGCGGGCGAGGCAGCCTGCAGAGGCGGCCAGGATGGTCTTGGGCCCGTCCCAATCTTCACGTGTTTGCTCTGCCCATTCCCTGCGATGTACGTGCCCATACATGACCGAAGTCTTTTCATGTTGCAAGTATTGGTGGGCTGTGGAGCCGTTGGACTTGGCCTTGCTGCCGTGGATGATGCGCAACTTTTGGTTGACCCAAACCTGTCCGGCTGGGTATCCAGCAACGTAGTCGATGTCATGTTCGTCAAAACGACACAAGAATGGCACAGACAAAACGGGCCAGGATGCTGGGGCGTTGCCACGCTTCAATCCAAACGCGGCTGAAGCATTGTCCAGCATGTAGTTGACCAGCCGTTCCTCATGGTTGCCTGCTATCCAATAGATTTCCGCTTCGGGTGCGGCGGCTCGAAGTCGCGCAACCATGGTTGTTGCGTAGTCAATTGCTGCTTGTGTGGTTCTGCCAAACGCGGGCGACAATCGGTACTTGCCCATCTCGGGCAGGTCCAAGTTGTCACCGTGCATCACAATTTTGTGTGGCCTAATGTCGGCGCACAGCCTAATGGCCAGGTCTATTGCTACTTCATCGTGGGTGGCAACCAGGTTGTCGTTTTCATCACGGTAGTAGCCAATCTGCATGTCGGGCAGAATGAGACATCTTTTGTTCTCTATCTCAACGATGCGACGCACCGAAGATTTAGCAACCTTAACAACGGGACCTGGCTGCACCACGGGCCACTGCGGCCCAGTCTCCCATGAGGGCGAGAACTGAATGCCGTATAGGTCGTGTACTTCCGCTTCGCCCTCTTCGTTTTTCGTGAGCGACTGATAGACGGACACGCGCTTAACGGAGCCGATCTCGTCAAGGTTGATTCCTTGGCGCTCCAGTAGATCAGCAATCTTGCCCAAGCGAGCAACATTGTTCTCTGCCGGACCAGCATTGAGTTTGTCATTCAGCGTCACAGCCGCACCTCCCGTTGATATGGCGATAAATGCTCATGTCACTAATCATGTGCCCCTCGGCAGACAATACGCCCGCAAGCCAAGGTCCAGTAAACCCGGGGGTTCTAGATTTGATTTTTGCCAACGCTTTTTCCACAGCGTCGCGTTCTTCTGGTGGCAAAGACTCAAGCAACTTTAGTGTTGCGCATCTTTTCTGTTTGCGTGCTGGCTGTTCCAGCCTGTCCATTAATCCCATGAGTGTTCTCCTTGTGAAGTTGCTTATCTATTTTCTCAATGAGCGCAACAAGGCGTTCCTCTTCATTGTAACCACGCGGCAACACACGTGCAAGGAACTGCTGGATGTTTTTTAAATCGGTTTTTGTTAGGTATGCCATACACACTCTCCTAGTGGGGAGTGAACTATACATCGCCTTTGAGGTGATCTTCAATATGGCTGTCAAGTTTTTTTTCGATACGGTCCAAAGAGTCGGCCATGATGTTGTTGGACTCTGTTGACTCAACCCGATGTCGCTGAATCAAAGCGACCATCACACCGCCGATTAAGCCGACGATAGAAACAATGATCGCTTCGGAAAGCATTAGTTGTCTTTGTCCTCTGGGATAGCAAGGGCAAGACAAATGAATGCGAAGATAAGAACAAGTGGAATAGTAACGACCATCACTGGCCTCCTAGTGCTTTGAGGAACTTGCGCCATGCCCGACGCACCTTCCGTGTTGGGTTTTCAGGATCAGATATTTGCCAATGCCACGCTTCGTACTCGGGGTTGGGGCGACCCAGGTACGACGGGGGGCCTTGAAGGTACGCACCGTACTTGGGTCCGTTCTTACACAGCCAGTCGTATGCTCCGCCAGATACGTCAAAATCTTGGGCACAGGCCCAGCCATGCGGACTCGTGCCAGGGCTTGCTGAGGGGCTCATACCTGGCTTCAAGAAGTAGGTGCGGCCTTTGTACTGACGGGTAATTTGTGGCACGCGGCCATAATCAACCAGATCGTAGCGAGCAAAGAAGAGTGCTTCTTGTCCCTCAAGGGAACGGTAACCACCACTAATCGCCTTCAGTCGGACACCATCCTTCAGGGCGTCGTCGTACATTAGGTTAAAGGCAAACGCTGGTCCACCTGCATAAACGCTTGACGCCCACGCAGTCCCACCCGCAGATAGTTTACCTAGGGCAGACGCGGGGATTTTGCCGTTGCCATAAATCGACAACGTTGCAGGTATCTTCTGGGCTTTGTAGGGATGGCCCACATTAGCCGCCTTCTACCGCTTCTGCTACTTCATCCACCGTGAGGCGGCCATCCATCGCGGCGTTAGCAAGACTGTTTAGTACGCCAATTAGATACATGACAACAGTGGTGCCCGCCGTCACCCAGGTTGAGACATCGAAGATGAACGCGGTACTGATGACACCCAGAGAAACCGTGGCTACGTTGGCTGCGAATTTTACGGCAACTGCTTTGGGGGTCACTTGGACTCCAGCGATGCAACACGCGCCTCAAGTGACTCCACCTTTTCAAACAGGGTACGGATCAGTTGCTGTTGGGCTACACACATACGCTCGTAAGCGAAGTAGTCAACGAGTCCGTTTTCGTCACGGCCGATCAGTTCGGACAGGCCGCCTTGTTCTGCTTGTTCTGCAACGAAACCGTAGTTCCATCCTGCTTCTTCATCGCCATACTCCTCAACGTCGGCACGGTATTTAAATCTGACAGGAACCATGCCGCGGACTGCTTCTTCGTCGAAGATGTGTGCGGAGATTTGCTCCTTGAATCGCTGGGACGACGAAGAGAAACCGATGACGTTTGTGGAGCGCGAATACACAGCACGGATGCTTGACGATCCAACATCGTGACCGTTCACGCCCTGGTTGGAGTCAATACCCATAATGACAACGCTGCCACCATTGGTCACATTAAAGAATGTGTCGTTGGTGTTTTTCGTTGTTTGTAGGTCGCCCGCCAAAACAACATCCCCAAACGAACTGATGCTCCCCGAGGTCGTAACCGACGCCACGCTAACTGCTGCTGTGTTTGAAATCTTTGCACCTGTTACAGCGTCGTCTTTAATGTTGGCTGTTTCTACCGCATCGTTGGCCAGTTCAACGGTAGTGATGGTGTTCGCGTCAATGTTTGCATCCAGGACTACAGCCGTTTCGCCATTGAACGACACGGCGGCAGCAGTTATGTCTCCCGTGATTGAGAAGTTGCGAGCCGTTGCAAGTTTTGTGGCGGTAGTGGCATTGCCTGACAGGGCTGCTGTGATTGTTCCAGCAACAAAGTTGCCCGAGGCATCACGGGCCACAATGGCGCTGGCAGTGTTTGCGCTGGCGGCCGTGGTGGCGCTGTTCGAGACCTTGCCGGCAGTAGAAATGGTTGCCAGTTTGGTGTCCACAATGGCCGCTGAGGGGTTGATGTTCGCGTTTGTGATTGTGTCCGCGGCAATCTTTACTCCAGCACCTGCCGTACCACCAGTAATGATTCCATCAGCAATCTTGGCGGCCACGATGCCTGCGTCCTTGACGCGTAGGGTGTCTGAATTAATTTCAATCGTTGAATCGTCTACGTTGACAGCAAGCGCGGTTCCCGCCCCACCAGAAAGCCCTGAACCAGCAACGGCACTAGCAATCTTGGCTGCAGTAACCGCTGAGTCATTGATGTCTGCGGTATCCACGGTCAAGTCGGTAATCATTGCGCCAGTGACGTTGGCCCACTTGATGCCGTTTGACTGCGCTGAATCAGCCACAAGAACTTGATTGTTGGAACCAACCCCTTGACGAGCAAATGTCGTGCCGTCAAAGGTTGCCAGGTCGCCCTTTGTGGTAAAGGTGGAGGTCAGTTCATTGGCTTCGTTGGCGTCAACGGCTGTGAACACGGGATAGATGGCGGCACCACTGGAGTGCGCTTTTGCGGTGGTGTTATCCGCCCCGCGGGTTACGGCAGTAAGGGCCGTGCTACTACGGGTGACAAGAACCTTCTCCTCTGAAGAAGTCCCTGGGTCGATAACAACGTAAAAAGGGTTGCCACTTGGCCAGCCAGTGTCCGAAGTGATGGAAATACTGGTTACGGAGTCATTGATGCCAGAAGAAATGGTGGTTGCTGTTGCTGCACCCTGGTATGCGCGCCTAGTTTTTGCTGCCATTTAAAACCTCATTCCTCAACAGAACGCAATGTTAGCGTACACGTTCCGTCCCAGACCCACTCATTGTCATGGGAATCCACGGGCATCCATTCTAGGTCTTCGACAATCACGGAATAGGAATTACCACCCTCCTGAAAGGCGATTACGCTGGGGTCATCCAGGTACCCGTGAAGGATGTCGCGTTCTTCCTCCACGTTAATGAAGTAGTCGCGGTTTCGAATTGTGATCTTTTTATGGATTAAAAGCGGAACTTGCCAAAACCGGCTTCGATATGGCGCGGCATAGGCGCGGGCAGTCCAGCGGGTAAGTACCGGCCCCTTTGTGGTATTTGTCGATGATCTGGTGAAAGTCAGTTTGAACTGGCCTTCAATAATCTTGCCCTCTGGACCGTTGTATGTTTCTTCCGTGTCGGAAGCCGTTGCCCATGTTCCAATTGTGGAGTAGGTCCCATTGTCTGCCTGCAGCGCTACAGCAATTGATCCGCTTAGGGGCTGAGAGCGAAGGTCAAACTTTGCAACGAACTTACGGTCCGGTATGCCCCAGGTAAAGCGGCCCGTCTCGATGGTTCCAGACGAAACAAGGTTGGAGGTGTCTTCGTAAACAACACCCACTCCGGTCACTGTGAACACTTTGACCTGTGCGCCAGCCGCATTGACAAAGTTGCTCACCGAGTTTATCAGTGCAGTCGTGTCGTACATCAAGTCGGTTGCGTAGGCTGGCGTATTGGGTCCTGTTAGAACTGACAGGTCAAGCCTGCCCAGGCCACCAGAGGTGGCGTCGTAGTTGCTCCAGTTAAACCACGCAAACCTATCTTGGCCAATGAAGTCGACAACCGATCCGGTTGTTTGGATGAGGGAGCCCAAAGTCAGGTTTCCAGCCGAGTCGCTTGTAGCCATGCGGACGCCCTTGTCGGAGCCAATAAATATGAAGCCGAGGTATCCGTAGATGCCCGTGATAACTTCACCCTCTGGAAGTTGTGCCGCAACCGACGCCGCCTCTAGGGATGTGCCGTCTGTTTTTATAATTGTTTTGTAAATAAGGCTGGTCTTGCCCGCATAGCCACCGGCATAGATGTAGCCAGAACCGGCAGCAGAACCAATCCAGCGAAACGAGGTATTGCGTTGCGTGAGGAGTGTGTCGCCTGCGCCAATTGAGCCGCTTGCGTATGCGCGTGATGACGCGTCGTAAAGTACGTTTTCCTTCATGCCCATAAGTCGTCCGTTGACGTAATCTATTTTGGTCAGAACGTCATGAACCATTCTTGTACCAGAACCAGGGGTCGCAATGTCATAGGTGTAAACACCTGGCGTTGTGGCATCAAGAGCGACAAAGAGTACCGTTCCGTCTGTTGCTATGTCGTATACCGCCGTAGTGGAGGCTGGCATTGTCAGTGCTGTCCAGTTGCCGCTGACAGTCGTGGCGTAGGAGACTCCGGCCCCGTTTATGGCGAACAGTTTTCCGCTTACTGCAAGGATTTTACCAACGTTTGTTGTTGGCGCATTCGTTCCAGCGTTTAGCGCTGTGGCATTGAGCAACGACAATTGGCCCCGGGTCCAAGGGTCTAATCCTTTGCTTGAGAAAAAGCGGTATGGTTCCGAGTCGTCGCGGTCGCCATACTTTTGTCCGGCTCCTTGGTGCCAAGAAACCCCCGACCTGCGCCACAAGCCACCAGGGTTAATGGCGGCCTCACCAGGAATCAAAGACTGGTCAACACTGTCGCGGATGCGCGGCTCATGGCCCGACATGTACTTGCCGGACTTCATATCTAACATGTAGGGGCGGCCATTGATACCTATTGGGAATACGTCTGGCACGAGCGTCGTGGAGCCGGTACCCGTATAGAACGAATACCCGCCCACAAATGGGAAGGTGAACGTTGTGAGTTCTGCCATTAGTCCCTACTTAGGAATGTGGGGTATTGGCGAGCAAGGCGCATTGCCTCTGCCTGAATCCTGTCCCTTCGTAGACGAAGAAGGTTTGTGACGCTGTTAGAAATAGCGCCGGACTGCACCTCATCAGAACGGCGGGTGTCGCCTTGGCTGTCAATGAAGTTGCGGCGTATTTCTCGTGGGGCCATCAGCCTGATCTGAGCCCCAATAACAAGGATGTCCTCGGCCTGGGCTGAAATGCCTGCCACTATCTGCAGGTTGTCACTTTCGGAGGTGACCGCTGCATACGGGGCTTTGTAGGTAACTCTTATGTCTCCGGCACGGCACTGTTGATTGAACTTGAGCCCATAGCCCGAGGGGAAATCTAAGGTTGGTAAATCGCGCAGCAGTTGGACTTTACGGATAATTGGGTAGTTGTCCGCTGTGTAACGCAAGCGTGCATCAACTATGTCAATAATCCCGCCGAAAATTGGAAGGTTGATAATGCTGTCAAAACCGTTATACTCAAGGTCGATTGTCTTGATTTGAAATAGGCCGTTCATTGGGCTTGAAAGATCAGCAAGTTCGTCGTTAACCGCTTCTAGTACTTGGTTGCGGGGAAAACGTGGATTGACGGTAATGATGGACCCCGAGGTGTGTGACGCCGCGGTTGTGCCGGAGAATGCGCGTTCTACGGTGGCGGTTTTTCCGCTAGTAGAAACGTCCCATGTGTAGAACAGTTCGGAGTCAATTTCGAATACGGTTCCACGACGCAACCCATCTAGGTCGTATGTTGTGCCTATGGTTGTCGCGCTTGAGTTAACCGTTGCACTGAGTTTGTTACGTTCTTCAACCGTGCCAGATAGTAACTGTCTCTGGGTTTTGTTGATAATGCTGGCGACTGTAGACATCTATACCCCTGGGTAGGTGACTCCTAGATACTAGCAATAGCGTCAGCGTAGAAGGTAAGGTTGTTCTTCAGTCTGTCATTTTCTGGGTCTAAGGCTAGGGCCTCCGCTCCGTAGCGGGCCGCCTCGCGGTGGGCGCCAAGATGATGGCAGGCTATTGCGGCAAGGTCATAGGGCAAGGCCCCCCAAGCAAATGCTTCACAAAGATACTCAAGCGGTTTTTCTTGTATTTGTAAAGCGGCAACCGCAGCGTTATAGCAACCAAACCAGTCACCAATATCATGGCAGTGCTGGGCCAGGTCAACCCATGCTTCCCGTCTGTGCGACTCTTCCATGATCGCTTTACGCAGAAACTCCATCTGTCTAGATGGATCACACTTGGCCATGAACCTGTAGGCCGCTGAGCGCTCTGGTCCCCATGTCGCTGTTGGTAGTTGAAGATAGCGCTCGAACTGCTGTATGGCTTTTTCGTGATTACCCATGTAGAACAGTTCTCGTGCCCAATAGAAGGCGATGCGGTCATCGTGAGGAGACTCAATTACTGCGGTGCTAAGTAGGTCGGCATACTGCGAGCGGCTCTTTGCGTGGTCAGGAAAGTGGTGTATCTCTAGGTCGCACCACCCATGCTTCTCGATGCCTGTTGGCACCAGGGTTTCGTGGACGGGATGTTTCCAGCGATAGCCATGACGGGTGTGGATTTTGTCCCCGCCGTATTGTAGGTCGGGCTGGCCATTTTCTTTCCAGGACCAGGTGTACTTGTAGCGCGGGCGCGTCACTTCTTCGTCGTGCATTTTCTCTAGGTGATCTCGCCAACCAGAGACAAGTACTTCATCCATATCTAGGGCTATGCAGTAGTCGATATCCGCGGGCAGAAGGGCTAGCGCGGTATTGCGGGCATCGTCAAAACGCCATGGGTTTATGTCGCAATCGTAGACAACTATGTTCTTGTCATCGGCTAGGTCCTGTGTTCCATCAGTAGAACCAGTATCCAGTATTAGTCTGTAGTCTGCGTCTCGGCATGAGTCGGCCCAGCGGTTGACAAATTGCGCCTCGTTTTTGGCGATTGTATAAACCGCTACCTTCATGTTGTCCCCTTACGCTGATTCGTAGAACGCAACTATTTCAATACTATCGGTTGAAGTCCAGGTATACGGGGCCGTTGAGGTTATTTGACTACGGATAACGTTTGCTCCCGACACAGACCAATAACCAATTCGCATGCTTGTGCTGTTAAAGAAGTCAATTACGCCGTGGTATGTAGAGCCACTTGCATCTAGAAGTTTAATGTGGCCGTCAACCCAACTTGAAGCAAAGTGTGTGGTCGGTGTTGAAAAACGGGGGTTAGTAGAAACGGACGAAGTAGAGCCAAGAGTGATGCGCCCACGCAGCGCAACAAGTTTACCTATCTGCATATAGTAAAACTCTTGCGTGGCGTTGCCCACTGTAAGGTTTGTCCAGGTGGGTGTGTAAGAGGTCCATGCTGTTTCAGCAATTTTGGAATACGCAATAGAGCCAGCAAGCATGGCGTTTGTGACAATGCCTGTGCCAATGGTATGAACATGGTCATCCCTAGAAGCAAGAGAACCTACGCCAGCGGATGCGGTGCCAGCGACATTGGCTGGAGTTACTGAAGATAGTGATACAGCGGGACCTGTAGGACCTGTGGGACCTGTGGGACCTGTTGGTCCAGTGGGGCCCGTAGGACCAGTTGGACCCATCTCCCCTGTAAGTCCGATGGCTCCCGTGGCTCCCGTAGGTCCAGTCGGGCCTGTGGGCCCAGTAGGTCCCGTAGCACCTACGAGTCCTATGGCTCCAGTTGCACCAGTGGGACCAGTTGGGCCCGTAGGGCCAGTAGGACCTACATCTCCCGTTGTGCCAGTTGCCCCAGTAGGTCCAGTTGGTCCTGTAGGTCCAGTCGCGCCTGTTGCTCCCGTCGCGCCTGTTGGACCAGTAGGTCCCGTAACTGTTGAATCTGCTCCGGTTGCTCCGGTCGGACCTGTTGGGCCAGTTGCACCAGTCGCCCCAGTCGGGCCCGTTGGGCCCTGTGTACCAGTCGCTCCAGTAGGACCAGTTGGTCCAGTTGGTCCTGTAGCACCTGCATCTCCTGTGGCTCCAGTGGGGCCTGTCGGGCCAGCCGATCCTGTAGCCCCCGTTGGTCCAGTTGGCCCAACTCCGCCAGTTGCACCCGTAGGTCCCGTAGCACCCGTTGGTCCTGTCGGTCCTGTGGGTCCTGCATCGCCCACACTGCCCGTCGCGCCTGTCGGACCTGTTGGACCCGTTGCTCCTGTTGCACCCGTGCCTCCTGTCGCACCCGTAGGACCCGTCGGCCCTGTTGCTCCTACGCTACCTGTCGGCCCCGTCGGACCCAACGCACCAGTATCGCCAGTAGGACCAGTGGGACCAGCACTGCCTGTGCTACCAGTAGGACCGGTAGGGCCAG